AGCCTGTAAAATAATCTATAGTCACAGTTTTTAATCCACTCGATACTATAGTGCAATTTGATATTTTGATATTTAAATCTGTATCTGCCGACATTGGAGTTAGGTCTATTAAAGCAGAATATATCGCAGCGGTGGCACTTGAATACACCAAAGTAGATGCCGATATTGCTGTTGCTCCTGTTGCTACTACTGTTTGTGCCATTTATTTATCACCTAGTAAGTCATTATCCCATATTTCTTGTAGTTCTTCTATTGTTTCGGCTTCGGATATTGATTTTTGATTAGGATAATCTCTCAACATGATTTTTTCCTCGACAATCTCGGACACATCTCCACTTATTTCCAATGCTTTCATATAAGCAACGTCTAATTGTTCCCACTTTAAAGCCCTTGCGAATCTGATCTTATTCCGCCAAACTTCTCTGGCTCTCTCCATATCGACATTTATATTCCAATTATTATCGGCTACCCAAGCATCTCTAAAAATACTAGACTCAGGCAATTTGGAACTATCCATAATGCTATAGGGTTTTCCATCTGGAACATCTTTTTCGGCAATTTCTTCAACTGTTAAACCACAATTTTCTGCTGGGTGAGTTATAGCTAATGCCCCGTTATTTTGTGTCCATATAATTACTTTACTCATCTATTTCTCCACCATCTTCAACCCATTTTAAAACTGCCCTATAATCTCTGTTTAATTCATCCATAGGTACTGCTGATATTACACCATTTTTATAAGTAACAATTAATTCATCTATTCTTTCATCTGTCATGCCATCATATTGATATGCTACTTCTTGTATATCGTTCATAATTCTGCCTCTGCTATCCAACCATAATAATATCCATAACTCTGATTGAAAGCACTTGCTTTTGCTGCAAATAGATATCCATAACTATTTAAATGTTGAGCTACAACTCCTGTTATTTTTGCTGCATTATGTATCGTGTAGACTGCTCCACTTGTTCCATCTTGATGATAAAGTGTTACTGTAGGTGTTGCTCGTTTACGAGTATTGTATCTATTGCCACCACAATTTCCTGTTGCTGTACCATGCGATGCACTTCCAACTCCCATCTTGACTTGTTGACCTTGATATTGTCCAACAGTTCCCCAGTCCATAGATGACTCATAATATCTTTCACAATCACTTGCTGTTGTTTCTATTGGGTGTCTGTCGAACTTTCTAGCTTTTCGTGTTGGTGTTATTTGAACATCAGTAATATATAATGAATCACCCAAATCTGTATCTGTTACATCTGACCAAATAAATACAATTACATTTGCTGTACTTGCTGTATCAATATCAATATTTTCAATTTTATATTCTACCCATGATGTTGTTACAGATAAATTTGCTGGTGTATTCTCAAAGGTTGCATTTGCTATTAATGTTGGGTTTGTATCTTCTACCCCCCATGCAGATACAATATCACTTGTTACACTATCAAGAGTTCCACTCCAAGCTACGATTCCAGCTTTTACGTTATCCAGTTTTCCACTACCTGCAACTTTTGCTTTAAAAGATAAGCTACAACTTTCTCCGATTAAATTATGACAATTAACCCCTTCAATTATTTGTGCTATACCAAATTTCTTATCTATTGTTTCTACATCTAAGTCAACTGAATATTGACTACCACCATCTGGAGCATCTGTACTTCTGCCTACGTCTACAATATCGTTTCCATCTGATAATAAAATCCATCTATCACAAATGTATGTATCATCATTATTTGCTACTGGCGTACTTGTAGCGTTGATAGTCGTTCCTCTAGCCCAGATAACCATATCGCCATTAATAATAGAATTAAAGCGTGGAGCATCTTGTTTAAATTGTCCTTGTATCGCCATGTTAAACCTTCATTATAAACGGGTCGCTACTTGCAAACGTAACTGTAAATGTTCCACCATCTGGAGTAGTAGGAAAACCAGTCCCCTCACTCTGTATAAATAATAACGGGCTTGTAGATGAATCAGCAGTGGATACATAAAGAACAATCGCATTAACAGGATTACCTGATAGTGTTGGTATTGATAAATTATCTGCATCTACTCTTCCAGAACTTACCGCCACATTTGATAGTGTTTGATTGGTACCTTGCATAGCCACTTCTGGGATATCTGAAAGCATTGTATGTCCAGCCGAAAATGTATATCCTGAATTTGCATCTGCTGTCGTGTTTACTAAGCTGATTTTTAATGTGACAGAACTTAAATCAACACTACCTACTGCCAGATATTGTCTTCCTGAATCATATATTTGGGCCATCTTTTTATTCTACCTTATGTCGTTTCAATAACAATCTCTCCTTCATAATATTGTCGAAAATATGGTTTTACAAATCTTGTAAATGGCTCGACACGTCCTGTTATCCTGACTGTATAATAACTATTTGCAAAGCTATCATCTTCAATAAATCTTAGGTCAGTCCCAGTTTCAAACCATGAATTTATCTGGCTTCTTTTTGAAGAGTTTACAAACGTCATCGGGATATTCCATTTTGTATGTGTCCCTGCAGGAGTTATATAAGTGTAAAGAGTCCCGCCTTTAGTCCTTAAATCATATTTGTCTAATGTCTTTTGGAATTTATAACCATATTGAGTTTCATTTGTGATTATCACATAGCTACTATTAGCCACCCCTAATAATACATCTCCCATTATCTACTCGCTTGGAACTCCATTGAAGTCGTTGCTCCGCTTTTTCCTAATGTATTTAATGCTGGCAGAATTTTCTCTTGGGCTAAATCAACCCAAAAGCTCATCGGTTTTTCCATCAATGCCTGATCTATATTTGCATTTGGTAAAATATTTAATTGTGCGATAGACTGGACCCCACCATTTAGGTCGACTGGGATGCTTCTGCCATCTGGTAAAGGCACAACAGCTTCCCTATGATTTGAGTTATCTCCAATCAAAGCTAATTGAGGAGCATTGGTAATTCCACCCGTTGCAAATGATGGAACTTTTAAACCACCTTGTACTATTCCACCTTTAGCGAATCCTAATTTTTTTAACACAGCACTACCAAAACCGCCACCACCACCTACAGCCGGAGTTTCAGTGACAATAGCTCCCCCCGTAAATAGCCCTAATGCTTTTTGAAGTGTGAACATGACCAACATTCGAGCTATCATAATACTAATCTGCTTTACTACTTCCTGTTTTAATGTCACCCATATCTTCTTCATTGCATCTTTAAAACTTTCTCCCTCAGTTATCATAGCAGCAAACGCAACCCCTACATTGTCCACTGTACTCATAAAGACAGCATGTATTTGTCGTCCTGCTTCTATGGCTATTGCTAGACTATTTTCAAACCAGTCTTGGTGTGCAGCTTGCATCCCTTCTTTTAATCCCGCAAATGTTTCCTCTAATTTACCCCTTGTAACTTCAGCTGTCTTTACTATTCCTTCTTGTGCTTCAACCTGTATGTTCATTAATGTCTTCAACCAAGCGATTAATTTCTTGATACCTAATATTATTTGAGTAAGAGGTAACACCACTAGATTGATAGCAAATGCCAATCCTTTAAACATAATAGAAACTACAGGAATAATAGGAACGACTAGATTTTTTATAAAAGTAAAAAAAGAGGTAAAAATAGGCATCAATGCTTTTCCTATTGCTAATGCAACTCCTTTAAAAGCACTATTCATTCTTAATAATTCATCTTGAAAATCCTCTGCTTGTTTTGATTCAACTTCTGAAAACACTAATCCTAGTTCTTCGGTTTCTTTCATTAATGCCTTCATATTATCAGTTCCTTCGATTAATAAAGGAATCATTTTTGTTCCAGCACGACCAAATAACTCTTGTGCCAAAGCTGTTCTTTCTGTTGTGTTTGTTAAATTTTTAAAAGCATCGGCAGAATCTAATAGTAATTCTTCTGCATTTTTAAATTCACCATTAGCTTTTCGTACACTAATACCTGCCTGAGCAAATGCCCTTACAGAAGTTGTTAATCCATTGTTTGCATCATTAACTCTTTTAGATATGACTCTGAGAGAGGTAGAAATATCCCGCATTTGTGCTCCACCTATTTGTGCAGCGAAAGCAAATTTATGTAAAGTTTGAGCAGATATTCCGACCATCTTTGAGGTCTTAGCAAACTCATCTCCAGTCTTTGCAGCGTCAAATGTCAGCTTTGTTAATGCAGCTCCAACAGCTAACACCGCCAGAGCAGTCATATTGAGCATCTTGCCAAATGAACCGAATTTATTTTTTAGGGAATCTAGCCCACCACTAGCCTGATCTTTTAAACTGACTAATAGATTTATCTTATTTTCTGCCATTATCTGCGTCTGTTCCTATGTTCAATCTTTGCCATGAGATAGTTAATCTCATTGACTGTTAAATCAAGAACATCATTTCTACTCCATCTATATTCTACACCAAATAAATCTAGTATATCAAGGAATCGCTTATTAACTATTTCGTTTGAGCCAAAAAATAGGTAATCACCTTATTGAAGGTTTCCACATCTGCAATTCCTGTGTTTTCTTCTACCCAGTCTTTGGTCATTGAGGGATCGGCTTGTGTCAAGGCGATTGTTACAATATCAATAATATCATTAAATGAAAAGTCTTCACCTAATTTAGTTAAACTTTTCCCTATCTTGTTTTCAATTTCTAGGACTGATTTTGTCTTTGCTGGTTGGATATCAAATTCTTTATCCGCAATTTTGAACTTCATAGAGTCTCCTTTAGTAACTACTTGATGTGTTTTGTAATGTGTATCTTATCGCATAGCTACTTGTCGTGTTATATTCTGCGTTCCCTTCATAAGAAGCTACCACTCTTCCTGCTCCGCCTATAGGGTAGGTATAAGTAGAATAATTGACTTGGGGTAAATCCATGACTAATTGATTGAATTCTCCAGTATTACCCACTGTTGTTCCTCCGGTGACAGAGAATCTAAATCGTTGTCTTGTTTGATTGATAAATATCCCCTCTTCTGCTTGGTCGCTGAAGTCTTGCTCCCCTGTTACGCTTACTGTTCTAAATCCTGTCCTCAATACTCTACCTTCTGATGTTGAATTATTAAGCATTGGTATCCCCTCGACAGGATTTGTTATTGTTATTGTGGCACTTTCAAAATTACTATTAGCACTTCCTGCCACTTCTAATGAGCATTGATTCCATGTGAAAGGTTTTGAATCTATATAGGAAGCAGTTTGTTTTGCTACCTTTGAATAAGCCCTACCATGTACGGTTGCTGTGGCTTTCACAATGGCCCCAGCAGTCAGCTCAATTGCTAAAGTGTGAATTTGTGCGTCAACTACTTGATAAGCACTCCCTACGTTTTTATATATCTCTATTGTGTAAGGTGTCAAAGCTCCATCTGTTCCCCAATCTGCTTGTCGGGGCAGGAATTCATGGAGATATGCTGATGTTTGCAAAGTAGATGTCGGCACACCCACTGCTGATTGTAAAAATTCCCCTAATACAATAGGGTGTGGTTCAAAAGCTATATCGCCTGTTACGTTATTTATGCCTTCTAAAGCATCTGGTTGATCATATACTGTTTTAATATTTTCACTAAATAGTTGTTCTTTATTCTGTGTTAAAGATTCAGATATAAACGGGATATATACCCTGCTAGTTGTTGCTGTACCCCATACTGTTTGTTTAGATAAACTTAAATATCCGCCAATTCCAAAGCCCATATTACTTCACTCCTTTAGTATTCTTTATTTTACTTACCTTTGAAAGTTTTGCAATACCTTGCGAGATTAAAGACTCCCCTACATCATTTGATACTTCCATTTCTTTTCCTTTCTCTATTATTCCAATTCCCGGTATTTGCAATCCGCCTTTAAGCCATTTTATTCTCATTCCCTTACCTCACATTCTAACTTAATCGATACCCCTTTAAAAAACCCTAGATTTCCTGTGTTTTGTTGGTTATCAAAATCCCCACCTGTAAATCTGGTTATCAATACATTGTCACTTAATGTTCTATTTGATTTTAATACAGCTTTGACTTTTCCTAACATATCATCTCTTAAAGTAGCCCCGTCTAGGTTCTCAAAACTAAAAGCATAACACCATACCTCTATTATTAAAAATGTCCTCATAGCATTTGCTCCACCTATTAATTCTTCATCTGCTGGGCTGTCCCAGCTATCGAGATATATAGCCACATAAGGGCATGCATCTGTCCTGACTGCATCTGGCGGTTCTACTTCTACCGTATATGAGGACGTGTCCGAATCTGCATTGAGTAGTGTTTTAATCGAGTTTTCAATTGCTAGATAATCTATTGTTGCCATTACATCTTCTTCTCTTTTAATCGATTAATATATCTGACTATTTGTTTTTCGGCTATTTTACTTGCTATTTTTTCTTTTGGAAGCATTGGTCTTGCTGGTGTTGTATCTGTTCCGAATTGATGTATCTCCGCATATTTAACTGGAGAGCCGACTTCAACAGCATGTTTTCCTTTCAATTGAAACAAAAAACTTGCTCTCAACTTACCAGTATCAAACAATATCTTTCTCCTCTTCCAGAATGACCCCCCATAGTCCTGTAGTGGCTCCCATCCTTCCCCAGCATTTCCTTGTTGAACAAAATATTTGTTAATCTCATTTATTAATTTAATACCGATTATTTTAAGGACTGGTCTTGGGTTTTTCAATCCTTTAGCTATCCTTGACAATTTGATTTTTATCTGTTTGTCTCCCTTAGAAGACATCTTTAATTCAGTAGCCATTACCAGTAAGGATTATATACCTCATCCTCTACGGCATCTAACTCATCGTCTATTCTGTCGGAGTCTATCTCTTGTAAAGTCTCATCAAGCATCGTAAAGGTGGGGTCATATCCCTTAGTATTTGAATAGATGGCATCCCCTGATTTATAAGCGATTAATTCTTTAGAAGAATTAAATAATCCGATCTCCCCATTGTTGAGTTTATCGAGATATTGAAATACTATTTTCCTTCTTTCGTCCACCCATTTATTCTCACTCCCCACACCTTGCGTAAAAAACCTTTCTAAGATTTTGATTAATGAATATTCCGTACTGATAGACTCGATAATAGGTGGGGTAGCAGAAAATGGTAATGTGTAGTTATTTATAAGATGCCCGTTTATTTCATTCTCTGCTTGGTCGATATAAAAGGCTATATTAGAAGATGTGACAGTCGACATACTCCCAACTCTGGGATACAGGTCTAAGACTTTTGGAACTGTTGTGTAATCAGGCATAGGATTTAGTTTATCACAACTTCATTAATTTCCAATCTCCATACACACTCTACCTATATCTTTTACTACGCATAATAGCTAACCTTCTGTCTATACTTCTTCACTTTGTTCTTTGCAAAGCTAAGTTTCCTTTCCCAGTTAGCAAGATTTCTTTCTGTTCTTTCTTTTCTTAAAGCAACATGATTGATCTTTACTTTTGGTTTTTCTTTTCTGTTAAAATCAATACCATCAAATTTCTTTTTTATTGATTCTATTTGTTGCTCTGTCAATGGTTGTCTTGCAAACTGACGACCATTAGTGCCAGAAATTCCTGCCCAACTTTTCTTATCCCGATAACCAAAGCTGTGCATAAGTTCATGTGCAAACAATTGTGATATATCTGCAATCTTATTTGCTGACTGTTGGGAATAATTAAGTAATATATCCCAACCATGTCCATAAACTTTTCCGACATAACCTTTGCCACTATAACCATAAGAACGATTAGCAATTTGGACTTTTAACTCTTTCCAATGTTTTAATCTTCCTTCATCTTTAGCTATCAGATTATGGACAAAAGAAAACAATGATTGTAGTTTTCTATTATCAAGGTTTGTTGTGTTTTTGATAATACGCATTTTTGTTTCTCCTTGTTTAACTTTTTTATTCCATCTCTCCTACTCTCTCACCCCATTTGTTAGTTGAAATAGTAAGGAACTTTTTTTCTTTGACAGTTCCATCTTCGTTAAACATTTCTTTTTCTTGTTCTAAGAACTTAGCGAATTCAACATCAATGGTTTTGTTATTGAGTCCACTAAGGTTCTTGGTTTCTTTTTCCTTTGTCATAATTTGTTTCTCCCTACCCTGAAATTTTAGAATTTAGAAATCAAGGTATAATAGTATTATATACTATATAGTAACTTTGTCAACTTAGGGGGAAATGGGGGTTATATGAAATCCCCTAGATATGGCTCTGAATATGACTTAGTTTTAGAAGCCACATATTGGATAAATTCTTTATCATCTAAAAATCTTGCTGTTGTATCTTCTCTTTGTGGAGGTGTTTTTTCTAGCCCTACATTTATATTGAATCTATACTCCATCCCCTTGCCTAACATCATTAAGGCTTCAGAATAGAATATCAATGCTTCATCTTTGTATATATTCTCATCATCCAAGAAGGCATCTCTGAACATCTTGCAGGCTTCCTCGCAGCATTTTATCGATACTTGTGTCGGCATCCCTTTGTTGTTTTCTATCTCATATCTGGAAATATGAACCCAGTCTCTCAGGATAAGGAATTTTCCTAATAGTCTATTTGGATTTTTCTTCCTATCTATTAACATCAAGTCAATATTTCTTTTAAATCTATCTCGTCTTATATCCTCTGTAAGATATCCATTATGGGCGATTTCAACATCGCTTAATATTGTAGATGCTCCGACTCCTTGATTCTCTATCAGCTCCGGGTGTTCGTGTACATGTCCTAGGAATTCTATCCTTCTTTTGTTCCTGAATAATCTTACTGGAAGATCAATTTTTGACACACCTGAATCAGTAGTAAAATGATGTTGTCTTATAGAGTAGCCATTGAAGTGATTGCTGCGGAGATATTTTCTTATATTTATTCCCTTTAATAATTCCTCATCAGCATCAATCCATAAAATCCAATCCCCTTTAGCTTCTTTTATAGATACATTTCTTGCTGTATCAAATCCTATTTTTGTAGCTTTCTCACAAGTCACTATCTTGGCTCCATATTGTTTGGCTATTTCTAGGGTGGAATCTGTACTCCCATTATCGGCTATTATAATTTCTTCAACTAATGGCTTAATAGATTTTAAGCATCTGTGTAATTGGTCTTCTGCGTTTCTTGTTATTAGGCAAGCCGAGATAGTCTGTCTGGGAGACTGTATATTTATCTTCCTTTCTAGGTCTATTTTTCTACAGGGTCTATTGTTTTTTTGATACTTAAATATCCACCATCCTAAAACTTCTTTTTTGTCCTGATTTAATCCACCAGATAACATCTTGATACTTGTGTTTTTTTTGTCTTTTATCATCTCTGCAATATCTTGTCTTTCAAAGTTCCAAAGATGTGCCTTTCTCTTATCATCCCATATTCCATAAGGGACAGTTATTACAATCAATCCCTCATCTTTTAAATTGGCTTCTATTTTGTCTAAAAATTGTTCGGGGTTTTCTTGATGCTCTAATATCTCCCCTAGAAATATTATGTCATAATCCTTAGATAAAGTGTCTGTGGAATCTCCAAGGATTACAGATATATCTGTATTTTTTCCATGCTTTTCTATCATCTTTTTTGCTAATTTATTTTCTTCTGCTGAAATATTTACCGCATCTACTTTCGCATTAAATGATTTAGCCATAATGATTGACTCGTTCCCGATGCCACTGGCAAAGTCTAGGATTTTAGGATTGGCGATTTTCTTATCTTTTAGATATAAATCCATTTCTCCAAATGCTATATCTAATCTGGGGTAGTTTCTTATCTCTAAATTCTTTTCAATCCCTGCATATTCCTTGCCTAAATCTTCATATTTTTTCTTGTATTTTTCTTTAGAGTCTAAATAGGGATATGCCTTTTTTAATCTTGCACTCCATTCAGCGTCACGATCCACTTTATCTATTAGATATTTTAAGGGGATTATATCTTCTCTTTCATAGAGATATTTATATAAGGTCTTTCTGTTTGAAACTTTCTCTTTGAATAGGTCAAAAAATAAATCATTCCATTGTCTAGCCACTTGATCCCAGTCATACTGTTTGACATTTTCAATCCCCGCTACTTGCATCCTTTGATATTTATCCCCATCTTCCATTAATTCAAATACCGCATTGACAAATTTATCTTGGTATTTTTTGCTCTTAGCGTCTCCTTTAAGCAACACCCCTGCATCCTTTGATAAAGTTTCGGGCAATGCTGCGAGGTGAGAAGTCACCATTGGTAGTCCGCACATCTGCGTTTCCATTGCTGTTATGCAACTTATCTCCCAGAATTTAGTTGGATATAGAAATAATTTAGAGCTTTTATATAAGTCATAAAGGTCTTTTTTCTTTAAAGCCCCTACATGTTCGATTTTAAATCCCTGTTGTTGATAGTCTAATATCTTCCTTTGTAAGCTCTCATAGAATGGCTGCATTTGTTCGGTAGTATTATCGTAACCTGCAATGACGATTTCTATATCTTTGTCTTTCTCCCATAGCTTTGGAGCTATATCGAAAAGCAATGTATCCATCCCTCGTTCAGGTCGGTTTGTATATATCAATTGTTTAGGATTTCTCTTAGATAATATCGTATTATCTGGCGGGAGTTTTACCCCGTTTGTAGTCTTAAAAAATAGGCCATCTTCGTCAATCCGCATGATGTCTTTGTATTGATTTATCTGCCACTGGCTCATACAAAAAACTTTGTCTATTTGCCACAATGCACCATGAAATTCTTGTCTCCCTCTTTTAAGGGCCACATCATGTTGCCATAAGATGTTTAATTTTGAGTTTATTGTGCTGTGAAAATGCTCTGGGATTCTCTGAATTATATGAACATCATGGGGACAATTTACTGCATATCCTGAATATAGCTGTAAGGGCATATATTGGACATTTTCTATTTTAATAGGTTGTTTAGTATTGCAGAAAAATAAGACATTATGTCCTAGCTTACCTAATGCGTGAGCCATGCTGATACCAGCAGTCTCACTCCCACCTAATGATTTGTCTTTAAATGTGTTTGGGTCTATTTCCATACCACCGCAGAAGATGGCTATATCTAGGTTGTAACTCATTGGCTATCTCTTTTTTAAAGTAGCATACAAAGATAATAATACAAGGGTAGTGCCAATCTCTTGGCTTTCTTCGTTATCAAAATGTTATTTGAAATCCCTTTAGCCCTTATAACATATAAAAATAGTCAGGGCAAGCATTCATCCTGCCCTAACTAAAAATCGTCTTAGCTTATACTGCCCCTGTCCATAGATAACCAAGTTCTGAAGCTGTTATCTTCTCGTCTTGGTAATATTGAACTCTGACATTTGTATAGCCACCATGGTCTGGGTCATCCCATGTCTCTACTGCGAATGGCGAACCAAATAATGGGTTAGTCCATCTCATCCCGTACATCAATGATGGGTCTCTGCCATCTACCTCTGGTGGAGAAAATCTTGCTACGATACAATTTGTCCCCCATATATCAGAGAAGCTGTCAGTTTGACCTTCTTCTGCTGTATTTTTAACTGCGTTGCCGATAAGCACTTGGTCTACATCGAACAACGAAGCTAACAAGTCCGCAGTTACAACTCCTTTCTGGACATACTTAATCCGATCTAGGATATCTGCATGTTTGATTAAAGAATTATAGACTGTTCTGCCCATGATGATTGTATTTGCATCATAGCCAGTTGAGACTCTTACAGCTTCTTTAGCGGTGTCTATATCGCCAAATGGGTCCGAATTGCCTGCTGTTGCATCACTCCATTTTGAAGAGACTGCCGCGTAACTTCCCAAGTTTGAGCCACTTGTAATTTGGAGAGATACACGATTTTCCATATCTAACATCAATAAGTTATGGATGAATCTTGCAGATTTCTCTTTGATTTTTAGCGGTTCGTCTTGGTTGGCTAATACCTCATAATCGACTTC